TATCATGGATACAAATTCTTTCCAGGAGACCCCCTCTGCTTGGTAATCCTTCCAATCGCTCATTGCCATGTTGGCGATGTCAAGAATCAGCTCCCTCTCGGAGGGTTCGATTCTGAACAGCTCTTGAAGCGCGTCTATAATGAGGGATGTTCTGGAGGTATTTTGCCAGACCGCCAGCAGTGCCAGGTGTTCCGCCATCGACCGGGGGATATACCCCCCGGTCATCTTCTCGTTCCTATTTTTGAACAAACTAGAACGGGATGTCATCTCCCAACCTCTCCTTCTCGTCTATACAATCATCCCATTGGTCGCATTCATCACATTCGTCGTACTCCTCACAGTCCTTGCCAAAAACGTGTCCGTGGGGGCAGCGATCGTCCTTCTGTTTGGATTCGGCCTTCTCCGGGTTTTTGCCTGTCCCCTTACAAATACGACATTTTTTCCCTTTGGAGTTTCTCCCAGTGCCCTCACAGGCAACGCAAGCATCGTCGTCAACTACCTTCTCATCCTCCTCGGCGTTGACTATCTCCTCATCCTCATCATTCAGGACTTCTTCCGATGATTCCCCCTCGTCCTCCAACTCCATGAACTTCCTTTCGAGTTGTTGGTAGGATAGGACATTCAGGACCTCGTCCAGATTGGGTATCTCGTCGAGAATACTCTCGTCATAGGGCTCGTCTCTCTCTTCGAAGTCGATTCTGGAAGCCTCTGCGAAGGGTTTGCTTCCTCCTATGGTTTTGCTATCAAACCTGATTCGAACGGTCCAACCTTCCTCCAGGTCCGGAAAGGTCTCATACCGCTCATCCTCATCGAGTTCATCCGTCAGGAGGTTTTGGAAGAGATACTGGCTAATGTCAAAGATATGAGGCTTCTCATCATACTTTTTGTGGCCTTTCGGGATCACCACGTACAGGTTTCTGAATGAAGGTTTCAAGGCGTCAGTCTCTTCCTTGTCCGCCCCTTCCTTGATTCTCCTTGCCCGATACTCGCAAATCGGGCACCGCTTCCCGATGGAGGTCAGACATACCACCGCGTCATTGCTTGCACCGATGTTTCTGTGAGTCTTGAAAGGACGCTTGTACCAAAGTTCTCCGGGGACCGCGATTCCGAGTTCGTCGTCTCGATCCGGGTGGTTGGGGTCAGTCACCTCGTAGGGCATGAAATCCAATCGGACCTTGGAGCCCGGTTCGGGTGAGAACACGGAGACTCCCTGCGGCAGGTTCAGGTAGCCATACTGGGAGGCTCCACGTTGTTGCTTTTTCGCGTTTGCCCGAACCTTGCCTGCAAATCTACTTTTTCCTCGACTCTTCTTGCGACTTCTTTTCTTTGCCATTTCGTACCTCCTGTTCAATCTGTTCAAAGAATTGCTTTGTGGCATGTAACCAACCCAGCATTTGAGCGACGCTTACTATGTAAACAAGAATGGGGAGTAAGAACACCGCGCCCAGTACAAGGAGCCACTTCATTTTGTTCTCTTCCTCCCTCTCCTCATGGCGGAGGCCACCCCGGCATCTGTCTGTTTCTGCCGATGCCTGCGTTGTGCCTCCTTCGACAGATCTCTGGGAACCTTCGGACCCGCAAAATACTGCAAGCCGTGTAATCGAACCAAGTTCTCAAGTGCCTCTTTCCGTTGTTCCATTGCCCCCACGGCGGCTCGTGCCACATCAGCCTCGTATTTGGCTTTCAAATATCTCTGGTTTGCTTCCCGGTAGTCTTCGCTCTCCACGATCGCGTTTTGTACCGCAGCCTCCACCAGCTTCACTATTCCGTACTTGTCAGGGTTCGAGCGAATGTCTTTGTCGAGTTTGGCCCTGACGATATCGAGGTTCTCCTTCGCTTTATCCACCTCCTTTCTCATTCTTGCGGCATGACTGCCGTACTTGAGCATCAGACGAGGTTGTTCCAACCACTCCACGTCCAACGCCGACTCATCAATGATAATGTCTCCTTGATAATCTAATTCTTCCATTTCCTCTCCCCCTTTATATTATTCCCCACAAATAACCGAGTAGCAAGCCAAGGTGAGCCCCGCCTTCCCTGTATTCCAGAACGGCTCGCTGAACTCTTCCATTATGGCTGCCGCTTGGTCACTCTCCCCTTTGAGAAGGACGGCGTTGCAATACCCAAGGACGTGCCTCCTGATAGATTCCGGGTCTTGATCCTGCAAGCCTTTCAGAATCAGAGCAACTTCCTTCCAACCCGCCTTTCTCAAAAGCGCACGACATAGCTCGATCGACTGAGATTGCTCTTCAGCGACTTTCCTGGCAACCTCAAGTCTCCGGCCCGGTTCAGCTTTGAGGACCTGATCGAGAATCTGTAGGGCGTTCCTCGGATGGCCCCGGCTGTCGTCTATTATCTGCTCATATACTGTCTTGGATAGGCTTTCCTTCTCGCTCCTTACAACCCGTCTCAACAGTTTCAGCAAGTCCTTGTCGCGCAGGGTCTTGACTTGAAACTCACTACACCTGCCTCGTATTGTTGGAAGGAGTTTTTGAGGATCGGTAGTGCAAAGAATAAAATAGACGTGTGCCGGAGTATCCTCTAATATCTTCAACAAGGCGGATTGAGCATCAGACGTCAGGCGATGGCACTCATCGAGGATCCAAACTCTGCACCGACCTTCCAGCGGTTTGAATCTACATTGCTTTCTCACTTCTCGGATTGTATCGATTCCACGATAGTCGGCCGTGTCCACCTCACGCAGATCGTTGCCTCTACAGCCCAAGTTATCCGCTATAATCCTTGCTATCGTGGTTTTACCACAACCCGTAGGACCGTGGAGGAGAAAAACATGAGGGCAATCGTCCACGTTTGACAGCATTTTGGATAGAGTTTTTATCAGATCATCATTGCCTAGTACTTGCTCCAACGATGCAGGTCGGTATCTGAGATAAAGTGTCATATTATTTCTCCCTGTCTTTCCCTCCCGAATATAAAGGTATATCTCAGGCTAAAAACTCCTTACTCAACCCCTGGTTTCTCACCTCTGCTAAAACCCCCGATGCCTGCTCGGTTCGGATTGGTCCCAAAGCGGTACGGCCAAAGTGGACAGTCATGGGAAGGGCAGTCTCTGACTAGGTTGTGAGATCCTCTCATACATTGCAAACAGAACTTTCGGATCACCTTGACCGAGGGCCTGCGTTTACCCTCTCTATACGGGAACAACGGGCATTCCTTGTCATTTGTTAGTAGCCTATCCCCCTTACAACGTCGAATTTCATGCGCGCTTCCAACGCATTGAATACACATCTTCCTTACCGCCTTCTTGGGAGTTGAGGCGACGGCTTGTGGCTTGTCACTCTTGGCTTTTGTTCTTACAAACATCGTATAGCGTCCTTTCCTTCGAATCCCTTTATTATATTATACATTACCGGGACGTTTCATTTCGCCAGACGCCAAATCTAGTCAGGAATCTCCCAATCCTCCTTGTCCGCCCAAGGCCTGTCAACCGGACAAAGCTCTGCCTCCACTTCCAAAGGCACGTTTAACCAAGTCCACGCCTTTGGCAGCTCGTCACAACATATCTGTCGTACTCTTCTTGCCACCATGTATAACTCTGAAGGATCTGTATCCAAGAGCATCGAGTCATGGATTTGCCCCACGGGTTTGGTATTCCACCCCTCCTTTGACGCTTCTCGATCAACCTGAATGAAAGACCAAAGGAGACAATGAAAGGCGGTTCCTTGAATGGGTCGGTTCAGGACCTCGTTCCTGCTCATGACTCCTCCACATCTGAATCCGGTCAGTAGATCGACGTACCCTGTCTTTTGATATCTTTCCCACGTTCTCTCTTTCCATTTTGTGTAGATCCGGTACCGTTCATTCCAGAACTGGTCTTCCACCCGTCTTACATGCTCCACGAACTTGTCCGAATTCTTGATTTTACCTGATTTGGTCAATCGAACCAGTCCTCTGTCACTCAGATGTACAAGAGCCGGAGTTCCATCCTCCAAAGTCGATTCCTCCGCCCACTTTAGTAGACTTGGGGCACAATTCCCATAGTAGTCCCCATAGAACTGTGGGAACACGAACCCATTCTTTGCTCCCTGTCTAAGCCTGGACTCACCAGAGTGGTGTTTGTTGAGTCCATCAAGCATATATAACTCGACAGCCATATCACCATGCATATCACCATGTACGGTGTCATAGATCAATTTCTCATCCTGCGTGTATACACACGCTATTCGGACCTCCACCCCGGAGTAGTCTATCTCTAGCAGTTGGTGTCCCGGCCTCGGATAGATTCCCCTCCTCACAATCGTTTGGGATTCTTTGTCTCGTTTGGGAATATTTTGAAAGTTGGGCTTGTCGGAACTGGATCGAAAAGTGATGACTGTATGCAAATTGAAGAAAGGATGAATCACCCCTCTGACTTGCTCCCTGAGGAACGAGTCCAGATATGTATCTCGAATCTTGGTCAACTTGCGAATCTTCAATATCAAATCCAACTCTGGCAAACCAAGGGAAGACAAAGCCTCATCGTCAGTGGATCCCTTTCCAGTCGGGGTTCTCTTGGTGGGGGTGAGTTGTTTTACATTGTATAAAACCTCGGCCAACTGGGCGTTCGAGTGCAAATTGAACCTGGTTCCGAATCGCCTTCTCCAGTCTTTGACAAGGGAGGACTTCTCCAATCTTTGTTCAAGCCTGGTGACTTTCTTGGTCAGGATTCGCTTCTGCCTCTCACAGTACTTCACA